GCCTCGTTCCACCATTGACCTGACTTAGCATGACGCATACGATCATCACTCAGGTTGCTCAGAGAGATCATGGCACTACGTCTAACACCACCGACTACAACTATCTGCCCAATGAAACACATCATGTCGTGACATTCAAGTGAACTAAGCTGCCTACCCTGTGCATTTTTAAATGTCTGTACTGTAAAGTTAAACAGATCAATCAAAGGTGCAGGTCCACTGGCTCTACCACCGAATGTCTTTAGTCGAGAACCTGCAGGACGTACTTTAGATACATCCCATTTAGGTATCTCCCCTGCCCATAGGAGTGCTAGTAGTTGCCGATAAGATTTAGCCCACCCTTCCTTACTGTCCTTTACCACAATGGTAGTATCACTGTCGAACAGTTGTGGTATCTCTGGAAGTTTAGAGATAAACTGTCTCTCGACACTGAAGCCAACACCAGTACCACACAGGAGCACGAACATTGCTTCATCAAAGGCATAGGGATGATCTACGTGAAGGTATGAACAGTTGTACATACAAATGTTATCACGTTCTGCTGCTGCCCCTGCTGTCATCATTGCTCTCATGCTAGGCATTACATCTAAGCTAAGTATAGAGTCACGTAGTTCATTTATATAACTATCATTGCCTACAACCTTACGTATAACGTTATCCATGTAACGTTCTACTGTCTCACTCCAACTCTCTCGTCTTTGTTCTGTCTCTAGCCACCTAGCATAACGAGAGGTGTGTATAAATGCTTGGTAGTCTGTTGGTAAATAATTGTTCATGTTCTGTTTCCTCTCAATGCAAAATATAATCCACCGACCCAAAGCATTACGTGAAAGTTATCGTATAATATAACGTCTATAAAGCTTTCGGGTTGTGCAATCCATATAACTCCTGTCATAATACAGCCGATAGTAAACCCACTAAACCTAGTTAGTATATCTCCTATCTCTGTTATCCAATCAGTAAAATCTTTTATGTAAAAAAGACCACCAAATAATAATCCTATAGCTGCACCTAGTTCTCCATATGCAACTACCCACCATACCAAATAAGGTAAGTCAAAGGAAGCTGCTGTCTCTGCGTCCACTGGCATTTTATCTAAACCCTGTTGTGCAAATACAACAACTAAGGGTATACGTAATAACCAATGGCTCATACTAAACTCAGGCAGTCTCTGTAAAATTTTCATGTCTGCTCCTGTGTAATTATCTTCATGTTTCTAATTCTTATACCGTCCACATCGTGAATAAAATCATTCATTGCGTCCTCTATCTCTGGGTCAATGAAACCGTCCACAGGTATTGGGTATTCTTCTTCGTCAATATCTAATGTAAGAAATACTTTAACTATCATCAACCACCTCTATTAGTTTATTCAAATACCATTGGGCTTTCTTCAAGTCCTCTGATCCATTCTTATACTTGTATCTCCACAGGTACTTCATGATATTACCCTGTAGATAGTACTCAAAACCTTCATCAGTAGCAGCACGAATGGCATCAATACATTCAATACCTGCTTGGTTATAATGCTTTGGACTATTCACAGGATCGTCAAGTGTTATCGTACGTTCACCATCTGTTAATGTTATTGTGTCTACCATTCGTGTCTCCTTCTACTTAAAGTTTACTTTCAATACATTTCCCTTTCGTTCAGTAACAACTGGCTTATCACCCTCACCGAACTGTTCTTGTGCTAGTTTATAAAGTCTACTTCTAATCTCGTTGTCTTGCTCCATTAAAGGAATAGCAGATACTAGCATGTCTGTCAAGATACTAAGATGTGTATAATCAGTATCAGATAAATTATTTATTTCTGTTGTAACCTGACCTACATTAATATCCCCATTCCATTCACCGTCTTCCATAACAGGGGATATACGTATTATAAAATCGTTAGGGTCAAAGTTAATAAAGGTTTGTTCCTCTTCCATGTCATCTCCTTTTTATCTTTTCGTAAGGAAACTCTACAAGTTCTGGATGACGGTCTTTACCTTTTTCTTTCAACCATTCCTCTGGAATAACCCTATCTGCATATAAGAAATTATTTCTATCACACCATAAAGCATACGTTGTCTTTGCACCCTTACTTAACTTACGTCTACTGTTCTCAAACACAAAACGTATGTCTAGGTTAGGGTGTTGTTTTTTTATAGTCACATGCTTTCGTCTATCGTCTGTAGTAAATCTTCCCTTTGTTTCTATTATTAAACCGTTATGCAATATAAAGTCAGGAGTATAAGTGCGGTACATTAAGTCTTCCCATTCTATCTTGAGAGACTCATACTTGAAACGTACCTTTCGTTCTTTCAGATAGTCTTTGACTTTTATCTCTAGACCACTCCTATACCCCTGCTTTAAAGCATGTTTGAAACGTTTACCGTCCACTAGAACTTCCAGTGCCACTGTAATGGTTGACCAAAAGAAGAAGGTGATATACCTAGTTCCTTTAGCTCTTGACGTACTGCTTCATCAGCATCCTTACGTGCTTGCATTGCTGTACGTAGCCCTGCATATTTAGCTTCTCGTAAAGCTTTCTTTTTCTCCGTGAGTTCCTGTTCCATCTCTTTGATGTTATCATGTAACTCTTGGATTTCTGCATCGCCTATCATGTTTACTCCTCTATGTATGCCACTATCTTAGGGTCTTTTGCTTTTGACATTCGTGATGGCTCTTCCACCATGTTAGGCCAACACTCGTGTCGATAGTCGCAGAACTTGCAACCATCATTGAGTACCGTATTGCCTGTAGGTTTACCCCTAAAGAACTCAGGTACAGGACTGAAGCATCGTTTGAACTCGTTCTTATTGACTGTCTCCACAGTCTGTCTGATCTTATCCATCTCTACTTCCATGTCAAGGTTGTCAGCAGGTACATACTTGATACCACCGTTGGCTTTGTTGACTACCCACCAACCACCTACCTTTTTACCAGAAGCTTTAGCATAACCTGCTAACTGCCCGACATATCCAAACGAATCTCCTTTAGCTAATGTATCGTATGACTCAAACTTATTTCTGTAAGACCAATCCGATGCTGACTTTACGTCATCAAGTGCACCGTCTACGATAAGATCATAACTCCCAGAAACAACAGTATCATTACTATCTCCCACTGGAAGGCTAACTTTATCAGTGTCTTCAAAGTCCACTTTAGACTCTTTAAGAACACCTTTAAAAACAGCTTCAACTATATCTCCTAACATCATGTTCATTACAAATGTAGTCGGCTTTGGTAATGCCGTTTCAGGTTTGTTCTTATCAAACCAGAGTTGGCAAGTAGGACGCCCAATGTTGGACATCCTTAACCTGAACT